CTTCAAAGGTAGACCTTATACCACTTAGAAGAGGTTCAATAGGCTTCAAAACCCCGGCTATCTTAGAGAACTCTTGCGCGACTTGACCACCAGCACCAGCAGCGTCAAGCATGGGCGCTACAGTAGCCGTAACAATTGCAAGAACAGCCCCCATAATAGCACCAAGAGGCCCAAAGATGCCTAAAAGCTGTGAACCTTGCTGACCCAAAGCAACAGCAGCATTTGTCCCACCTTGCACCTGAACAGCAAAGTCACCAACCTGATAACCAACTTGTTGTAGTCCAACAGCCCCGAACCTTTTGAACTTACGAGTATTGGCGTCCGCGACAACACCGAACTGGTTTTGAACTTGAGCGGAACGGTTGGTTGCAGCATTGAGTCTTTGGGTTGCTTGTGTAGCCCTATCTGTCTCTTTCCACAAGTTCTCAATGGCGGTATCAACTTGCTTAACGCCACGAGCATAAGTCTGGGCCGAAATCTTATTATTGTTAAATGCCTTATCTAGACGAGCGTATTCCCGCTCAAGCCTCTCAGCAGCTTTCAAGTTGTTGACGACAGACCCCTCTAGTCGATTAAGACCACGAGAAGCATTCTCAGCATTACTGCGAACATTAATACCGATTTCAATTAGGTCGTTGGCCATTCTGCTCCTCGTTGATTATCTTGATCCAGAGATTGTCAAGAGACTTAATGATTTCTATCTCCCAAGGCAGAAGCCTGATGTTCATTAAACTACACCAAGATTCTATAATGTCGTAGGAGATAGGATTTGGGCCACTCATGCCGTATGTTCTACCATCGTGCAATGATAAGAATGCGGCCCAAAGGTGTGATGCAGCGTCAGGGAAGAAAGCTCTTTGGTTGAACTCTTCAATCTGTTCTACATCCTTCCCTAACTGTTTAGCTACTTGTTCAAGATGGTCGCGTTCTGTAGTCTGTCCTTTGGACTTCTTACCACCACTAGAAACCTTACGATCCATCCTGAACGTATGCTCGGCAAACTCTTCCAGTTCAGCCCTTACGGTGCCAAAAAAGCCTGAGCGTCTCCCAAGGCAGCGTCTACCTGTTCACGAACCCAAGGAAGGTCAGAGAATACTTCACGAACCTTAGATTCAGTGCAATCAGGCTTCTCACCACCAAGAGTGATATTCCAGTCAGCTACACACTTAACAAGAAGGTCAAGGGAAGATGCTTCAATCTCTTCAGCCGACAGGTTCAGTTTACCGCCTGTGCGTTGCGCTTTCTGCAAGCGACGGTTCTGCTGCTGGTGAGAGATAGACTTGTATTTGCTGGAGTAAGGACCATGTACAGTGATAGTCATCTCAGAGCCATCATCATTGGTGAGGATTTCTGAAGTGACGGGGTTGTACAGAGTTACGTCAGTAGTTTCTTTAGTTTTACCGATTGCCAGAAGGTCAGCCATGTCGGGTATCCTTTCAATATTGTCGAGTTGTTGTTAAGTTTTAGTGTCGGGTATTCTTAAGTGGGGAGACGCAAGACCCGACACTCACGCCTCCCCGTCCCTAGCTAGGGATTCTTATGCGGGGTTGCTGTCCGGACGCTTAATCAGCAGGTTCGTCTCAGCAGTAGCATCGTAAAGAGCCACAAACGGCAGTGTGACCAGACGCGACTGAGGGTTTTGAACCGGAACAGACGCACCATTATACTTGACACGGGGGAACGAGAAGGTGTATGTGTTGCTGCTAGAAGGGTCGTCCACAGTAACTTCAACAGCACTCTCAGTCTCATTCAAGAACTTGTTAATCAGCGTCTCATCTTCATAGTAGACGGTCATAGTGCCTTCCACCACAGCACGGCCAAACTCAAGCTGTTGAGCACTGTCACTACCAATAACGAAGGTAGGAGCAAAGGAGTTGGCCATGGAGAAGTCAATGCTGGTAACAATGTTAATGCCCGAACCACCATCAGAAATGGTTCCACTATAGCTATCAAACGGAGAAGCTGAAGAGGAAGGATTAGGAGTGCCACCAGTCGAACCTGTGGCAGCAGATTGTGTCATAGTCTTACCGACCATCTCAAACGTAGCAGTAACCATCTGGTTAGGTGCGATAGAAACATTCATGTTCGAGACAGACATGCCAGTAAACAGGCGATACTGAGAGATGTCCTCAGCAGCATCTTCAATGGTAAAGTATTTCGGGGTAGTGCCAACCTTCAGTTCGTCATCAGCATCAACAGGAGTTGCATCCCAAGTCGAAAGCATGGCCGATTCAATAAATTCATCAAAGTCACCATTGCGGAGGTCAACTTCAACAGAACCACCAGCCGATTTATTGCCATGACGGTCAACACGGGGCATACGGTCTGATTGGATTTCGTTACCCTCAACACGATCTTTGGTTAGGTCCAGAGAGTGAGTATTAAAGGGTAGTTTAGTAAAGGTTGGTGTGGAGGGTGTAGTTCCAAAAGTGCTCTCAGCAATATAAGCTAGGCTGGAGCGGCTACCTTGTGAGAAAGCCATTAGTATTCTCCTTCAGAGATTTCAGTAGTTTCTGATTTCTTAGCCTTGGGCTTTTCCGTGAGAGCGGAATCAACCGCCTTGGCTACAGTTTCGGGGACTTCATCCGAGACGAAGTATGTCTTGCCAGCGTAGGCAAAATTATGTTTCGCTTTATACATAGTGTTTCCTTATTGCGAATATATATAGAACCCAATATCCACTACGACCTCATACCAGTTATCCACAGCCCTTCCCTCATTACGTTCGGCATAGTCTACCGACACAATAATTGTTTCAGATGAGGCGTTGGTGTAGCTGATGTCTGTAGTAGCATCAAAGGTGTCTATAATAAGATTTGCCAAGTTATCAGCAGTGGAGGGGCCATTACCTTCAGGGACATAACAGGAAATCCGAAAGAAACCATCATAACGCTGCTGTGGGTTAATTCCACGAACTGCTGGCCTACGTGAGGTTGGAACTAGACGGGGAACTACAAAGCTAGTGTCTGTAGTAGGAGTGAAGTTGACGTTCTCATAAGCAATCTGGGGAATGCCACTTATGTTGGAAAGTTCAACCTCAAAGGCAGCACGAATGTCATCATAAATAGCCATTATCTGAACTTACTCCTCACCTTAGCAAACACTGCATAACCTGCACTATTCCAATTCTCACCGTATTCAACATCTTGAGCGTGTGGTGCTCTATTACGGAGGGTTATTCTGGCGTTACCATCCTCAATCATCTGCTTAAGGTTCATGCCAGCAATGTCGCTTTTGAGTTGGTCATAACCCTCTTGCTTTTTCTGAGAAGGGCTTTGATTGCGAGGCTTACCCTTTGAGGTTCTACCACGGCCACCACCAAAACCAGCACGGCCCATCGAAAAGGAAGTTACGTAAGCACCAGTATCAACACCATCCCCACGACCACCTCCAGTAAGAGCAGTATGAGTGGCGTAGTAGGCAATGTCGTCCAGCCTTTCTTCAACCCGTTCTGCTGTCACTTGTGCAATACGGTCTCTGGTAGCCTGTAGGGTAATTTGCTTAGAGGCCATGATTATTCACGAACCTGACAGATGTAGCACACGAGGGTGTCAGCATGGTAAATCTTCTGTGTAGAGATAACACCTACGGCATCACCAAACCCAACAATCTTATCACCTACGTCTGGTTCAGGTAGTCCTACACCTAAAGTGTCTCTGGCAGGTAGGAGAGCCTTACGGTCGCCCATAACCACACTATCATTATCTATCTCAGTCAGGTTGTAGTCCGACATATAGCAACGTGCTGTATAATCAGTGTTTGTAGTTGAGGCTACAGTACCAGTCGCAGGGTTATAGGCTCCGTAAGAAACCTTCCTAAGAGTGACCTCTTGGCCGAACTGACTGATTAGCGTATTCATTGCCATGCTTGTAAGAACAGCCATTAGTAGTCCTCATAACCATAGTCCATGCCATCATACGAAGGAGGATTCCAAAAGCGGTCACGGGTAAACGAAGGCTTCACTCGATTAGTCTGTTCACGGGCAATCTGAATATCAGTCTTAGTG